CAATTACGTTAGCAGAAGTTACTGCTCCTGCTGCAATTTTTTGACCTCCAGGAATTGAAGCGTCTGCTGCGGCTAAAGTAACTAGTCCTGCGTATTCTCCTGCAACTCCTGCAGTTCCTCTCCAGATAGTTTGCTCTGTTTTTTGAGCGATCTCAGCAGCTACGTGAGCTAAGATAAAATCACTAAAATTTGGAGGAAGATTTTTAAATCCAGAGAACCCCATAGATTGAGCTTCCCAGTCAGATAAAAAGTCTGACTTACATACTTGTAAGTTAACCTGTAAATTTGAAGGCTCTAGAATTCTCTCAGTAAGAGTGATAGTAGAGTTAGGACTAAAGTCGCAACTAGCGTCTGAAACTAAAGAACCAGTATCTACCTTTTTTAATACTTCTTTATAGTTAATATTTGGTTTAACTGTAATACCACCGTCATTAATTGTACTAGCTGAAAGAAGACTAGCCGCAATATACTGATTTGCGAAATCTCCAGAATAGCTTGTAGTAATCGAAGTAGTTGTACCTAATTGTATATTTCTTTTCATTTTATTATTTATTTATTTATTAATTATTATGCTTCTGAAGCCCATATTCCTACTCCGCCTACAATAAACCACTTTGTTAAAGCTACGGCTCTGATTATTACATAGTCTCCACTGTTTGCAGTTGCTTTAGTGTTTACCCAGTCTTTATTAACTACTCCACTTGCTACTGAATCTGCAGCAGCGTTAGCGATAGTTCCGTGAAAACCATCTGTTGAGTGAGGGCTTAAAGTGATTATGTTGTTACCGTCTGCTCCTGTATTTCTAAATAAATATGTTAATCCTAAATTTTCAGAATGAATCTGAGGTAGAGAAATAACTAGTGCGTCAGTTGCAACGTTTTGGTCTACTCCTGCGTCTCCTGCAGGAATTGATAATGATGCAGAAATAGTATTTTGTGATACTTGTACTCTTACGTCATCGTTACTTGTGTGTATAAATGTACTCATTGTTTTTATTATTATTTTTTGATTTGACTTATTTTATGTAAAACTCTATCCAGTGTAGTCTCTGCTCTATTTTGACCATACAGGAAAGTGTCGTTCTTTTTTGGAGGAGCAGAAGATAATGGCTTTCTTGAAGCTTGTTTAGACATTTTTTCTTTTACCTTGTCTACTTCGCCATATTTCTTTTTTAATTCTTCTATTTCTTCTTTTACTTCCTCAATAATAGGACTTACTACTTCTACTACTGCAGCAATAATATCTCCCATTTCTGGAGCTACTTCGTCAGGCACTTCAACTATTACTTCTTCTTCCATATCCTCTCGGATGTCTTCCTTTTCATCTTTAATTCCGTCCTTGTAACCTTCTTCTTCAGCTTCTGGCACAGTTTCGAGTTTTAACTCGTCTATCATACCGTCTTCTTTTACAATTAACATACGACCATCTTCGATCATATATTCTCCTGCAGGTAGAGGAACTCTCTCGTCTTCGTCAGTTACGATAAAAACGCTTTCTCCTTTATCATAGGAGTCTGCAAAGATTCTCGTACCGTTATCCAAGATAAGTTCTTCTAGCTCAACATTAACTCCTAGGAGTGTGTTGATCTTTTTTAACATTTCACTTGCTTTCATTATTTATTATTTAATTATTAATGTTTATTATTAATTCCAGAAATTTCCTATTCCTGTATAGTCAGTCACTTCTCTATATTTAGATTTTGCTTCGTCTGACAAACTCTGAGCATTATCTACTCTTTGTTTTAAATTGTCATAATCGTAGTATACTTCACTAGGAGCTAGACCTAACTCGTCTGCTGCTTTTTCTAATTTATCTAGCATTACTTTTAATATTTCTGCAGCTTCTTCTAAGTCTCTTACATTTCCGTTAATTACATAGTCGTCTAGATTATATTTCATTATAAAGTCATCGTAAGCGTCTATTACTTCGTCTCCTAACTCGTAAGCTAAGTAACTAGCGTCAGACTCAGCAGCCTCGAATCTATCTACTTCATTTTCAATGTCATCTACTAAGGATAAGTCTATTTTTCTTTTTGTGCTTAATACTGCAAAAACTTTATTGTCTTCAGAGTATAATTTGTTAAGTATGTTTTTTAATGCTTTCATATTTTATACTGATTTTGATTCTCTTAAAAATTCTTCTCCTTGACTAGCAAACTCAGCTAATAAAACTTGTCCTTCCTCACATAATCTTTTATGTTCTTCTATACTTGGATAGATAGTGTCTGCAGAAATTCCTAGCTCTTCAGATTTTCTATATATTTCTTCTATAATTTCTAAGTCGTTATTAAAATCTGTCTCTGTAGGAAAAGGCTCTGCATTTTGAAAATATATTGCATAAATGTCTCTTCCTATATCATACCATTGATCAAACTTTTCAGGAAACCACTCATTAACATTATAGCTTAAAGCACTAACCTGTTCTTCTAACTCATTATATTGACCAAAACTAAAATCGTCTAATAAGCTTAATTCTACTTTTTTAGAAAGACTTTCTTTTCTAGCGTTTTTTAGTTTGTTTAGTATTAGTTGTTTTGTGTTCATATAAATTTATATTTTAATTTTCTATATCATTTGCCCAACTTAATAAACTGATAAAATCTACTCCAACTAAACTTTCTTGTTCATAGTTATAATTATAAATTACACTATCTAAAACTTCATATTTATTTAAAATATCGTAATATTCTCTAACTTCATTAGACATATCATCTAAACCTAATTCTCTTAATCCGTTTTGATATTCAAAAATACTTTCTTTTAAATCTATTGTATCGTTATTTAAATTGTTATTACTACTTTTTAAGCTTTCATATTCACTAATAAAATCTCTAGCTATAGGTCTTATTTGTTCTAATAAACTATTAAAATTTTTAGCAATATCGACTACTTTGTCTAAATCTGACTGAGAACTATCATAACCAGATAATGCACTTATAGCATTTTCAACATCACTCTTAAGGCTTAAGTCTACTTTTTTAGAAAGCTTAGTTTTGTTTTTATGAAGTTTGTCTAGAATAACTTGATTAAATCTAATTGCCATATTTTTCTTTTATATATCCACATATTTTAGGAGCAGCCTCAGCTCCATATCTTTTAGTTTGATCTGCTATGCATTCGTCCCAAGGGTACTCTTCTAGATTAACCTTAGAATCTATTTGTCTTAAAATTAGAGGGAAGTTTAAATTGTCCTTAAACAATTTTTCTGTAATCCTGCTTAGTTCACTCATACCTATTTAACAACTATAAAAAATATTTTGCATTTTCAGGTTATACGAGTAATTACTCCAATACCTTGAGCCCACAGTGAGCCATCGCAGCACTCTCTTGAGTAAGTGTTTTCGTCTTTACAGTAACACGCTCTAGAACTACTAGAAGGACTAGCAGGATTCCAACGCTCTTTATAAGGCATAGCTTGACTTCGTCTGTTCATTTTGTTAGTTCTTTTTCTTACTGGCATTTATTAATAGTTTTTTAATTTTTAATAACTTAACACCTGCAGAAATTTCAGAATTAAACTCGTCTTTAATTTTTTCTTTAGGTCTTTCTTCTCTATCTAAAAAGAATCCTTCTATACTAAAACCTTTAACCTCTCCACTCTTTACAAAGTCTTGCCATATCTCATCGTTATTTACTTTTACCGCACCCATCCAAGTACCGACTGGAACATTCATTCCGTATAGTGCCGTCTTGTCTTTTTCTTTGTCTTCTACTATCCAGGACTCTACTAAAGTGAGTCCGTCAATATCAAACTTATGTTCTAGAGTAGCATTATTTTGTTTTCCTTTTTGTAGGAATAACTCACTTGCTTTTTTTACTGTCTCTTTAGAGAAGTATATATAATACTCTTCTTTTCCTTCTTTTCTATAAATAGTTTTGTTAGGAATTAATAAAGCACCCATTAGGATTTTTTTGTCATCGTCTATTGACTTGAGCTTTATTTCTTTTTGGTCGTTTAGTGCTACGAAGTTTTCTTCTATAGCAGGACTTTCTACGATACTGATTGCGTCAATACCTGCGTACTCGTCGTCTTCGTCTATAATCAATTCTACTATCTTCATACTTATTTAACGTTTTAATTATTTATTTTGTATTTAACCTATTGTCGCTCCTTGTACAATATTACGATCTAAACTTTGAGCAGTAGTTACATCGTTACTTACTACAAAAGCTTTTATAGGTTCTTGAGTTTGTCCTGTAATAGCTTCAGTTAATTGGTCAGTATTACTTTGACCTACTATATTAAAAGCAGGAGGAGTAAATGTAGGCTTTTGAGGAGTTGTACTAGAACCTGAAGCAGAACCTCCAACACTAGCAGCAACTTTTTTAGTAGATTTAACTGCACTTATAATTCCACCTATTACACCTGCAGCAGTTGCTCCGTAAGCAATTAAAGGTAAAATAGCTTTTGGAAAACCTAATTTTAAAGTTTCTCCTAATCCACTAGCTACGGCTTCTCCACCTTTAGCAGCGTCTAAGTTAGCTTCTGCCATTGTTATACTAGCTTTGTTTTTTAATGCTCCTATGTCTATTAAAAATGCTTTAGCAGCAATTAATTGTTTTGCTAATAAAGCAGCTTTACCTAATTTAGTTTCTTCTCCAAATAATCTAGCAGTATTATCTAAAGTATCTGTAGCAAAGTCTCGTTGTTTTTGTTGTAGCTCTAACTCAGCATCTAAAATTTCTTCTTTTTCTTTTATATTAAGTTCAATTTGATCTTGAAATTTCTTTTTATCCTCTGCTTCTTTTGCAGCATCTTCTTCGTCAAACTCTGCTTGTTTTTGTAATAACTTTTCTCTTTTTGCATCCATTAATGCTAACTCAGTTTCTTCTGTTAGTTCTTCTGACATTATTAAATCAAAGAGTAAATCTTCATAATGCTTATTTATATCAGCTCTTTCTTTTGCTCTTTTTTCTTCTTTAGTTATTATAAGAGCATCGTCAATTTGTTCTTGTAGTTTAGCAGAATTTTTTATATCGTCTAGTTCTTTTTGTTTTGCTTCTGTTTTTTTCTTTTCAATTTCTTCTATATTTTTCTTTTTTCTGTCAGTTTCCTCTTTATCTAATCTAGCTAACTTTTGATCTATACTATATGATTTAGATTTTAATTTAGTTATTTCATTTTGTTTTTTCTTTTGTTCTTCACTTTCATCATTTTGAAATTTTATTAAATTGTTAATTCCTTTTTGAGTATTAAAAACCATATTAAAACCAACGTTTAAATTTTCCATAAACGTTAATTTTTGATCGTCAAGTTTTTGTTGTTCTAATTGTTCTGTTCTTCTTTCAATTTCTTTATTTAAAATTTCTTGTTGAAGCAATAATTCTTTTCGTAATTCTTTAACTAAGTCTTTTGCACTTTCTCCTCTTAATTTTGCTATAGAAATTTGTTGTTCTAATATTCCTAAACTTTGATCTAATAATTCTACTGTACGATCAGCTTTGTCATTTAATTTTTGTTGTTCTTCAGATGCTCCTGTAATAAAATCTACTATGTCATCCCAGTATGTAACTACTAAACCTAGAGCCACAACAAAAGCTCCTATTCCTGTGGCTATCAAAGCAGTTTTCATTCCTTTAAAACTTTTTGATAATCCTTTAACCGCTACTATACCTTGAGTTACACCTTTTTGAAAGCTTTTAAATTTAGTAATAGCTCCGCCTGTAGCTTTATCTAATAAAGAAACTGCATCTCTATTCTCGTCTGTAGTTTCATTAAAAGCATCTAAAGCACCCTGTACGCTAGTTATTTCTTTTTTTGCTTCTTCAGCTCCTTCTACTTTTATTCTTTGGATTGAAGTTCCCATTTTATTTCTTTTTTTAATTTGTTTTTAACATCTCTAAAATTTGTAGTTAGTTTTTTTGAACCTTGAGCAAACCTAATATTTTCAGTTTCTCCATTTGCATATTTTAGTAATTCTATTATTTTTTTAATCATAATTTTATATTAAGGTAAAGCACAACTTATGGAAGTTATAGCTCCACTTGAATTAAGAGTCATAGCCATAGCAGTTCCGTTATTAGGACAGTGAGTTGTAGTTTCTCCTGTTCCTGTTTGTGTGTATGTTCCTGCTCCAAGAGGAATAGTTAAATTTGAGTCTGCGTAAATTATGTCTCCATTTTTTAGATTTTCTGCATTTCCAACATTTGATTTATAAAAAACATCTCTACCTACATTTTGAAAAAATACATCTGTTAATAGTAAAAAAGTTTGTGAGAAATCATTTAATAATTCTATATCACTTTCTCCAGTTTGAAGATTGGTTTGTATAGTGTTTATATTAAAAGTTCTATTATTAATTAAAAGTATATCACTAAGTTTTAATTTGTATAATATTTTTAAAGGTAAAAAAGCCTTAATACTTATTAGCCTTCTATTAATATCAAATATACTTCTAATGTATTCTCTATAATAATTATTAAATAAAGTACCGCTAAAACTCTCACTAGGACTATACTCGTTAGTTTCCTGATAGAAGTTAATATTACTTGTACTAGTCGCTGCACTAGTACTAACACTATTAGAAGGAATATAATATTGACTTATTGGAGTATGTGAAGAAGTAGATTCTCTAAATGAAATTTGTTTATAATTAGCAGAGCTACTATTAATTAATATAGGATAAAACAATAAAGGTTTTCCGTGATAAGCATCCTGATTGTCGTCTACAAAATATCCATACTGTGCAGATGTTTTACCTGTTATAGAAGTTAGTGTAGGATTTGCGTCTACTAGTCTTTCGAACAACACGTGTTCAAATGGAATCTTAATACTATAAGTTTGATTATTTCCGTCAAAAGAATCTCCAGTCGTAGTATTATCTCCAGTAAAATTAGCAGCACCCCATAGTTTACCAGTCAACTGATCGTATTGTTTTGCTAGGAAAGTTTCTGTTCCTTCATAACCAAAACTAATTTGTCTATAAGGTAAAGCTGCGTCAACTGTTTTGTTTTTGACATCTACATATTCTGATATATCGTATATATTAAAATCACTGTAAAAATCGTCTAGAGCTTGTACTCTTATTTTTCCTACGTCTGCGTCTGCAGGGTCTTCTACTACATAAGCCGTAAGATTAAACATTTGGAACAAAGACGTAAGGAAGTCTAGTATTTTCATTTCAGGAATCTGCTGACTTATAATAAATCTAAAAGTTGCAGTAGCATTAAATGAAGTTGTAGTAGCATAATCTTCAGTCCAAGGAGTACCGTTAAAAATTCCTGCTAAAAACCATTTGACTTCTGTAAAAGTTATAGTAACTCCTGTCCCTACAAATATAGTTACAGTATAAGCAGCTTCATCCATTAAAGGCATATCTGCTTTTGTTAAAGTATTTGTTCCTTGTAGATTACTATGAGTAGACCAGACTACACCATTTCTGTAAATAATAACGTCATAAGGATTTGAACTAGTAGTAGTAAATCTTATACTTTGTGTAATAGTAGGTAGAGAAGTATTAGGACAAGAAGCACTAGCATAAGGATTACAAGAAGAATAAACTTCTAAAGTAGTTCCGTTCAACATTGTAGTTTTTTGCAGAGGTAAATCAAAATCAGTTACAGGAGTAGGGAAACTCTCTGTTTGTCCTACAGGTTCTACGCTTCCTTTTTTTCTGTGTAACCACATAAATAAATTATAATAAGACGTATTTGTAGTATTAAAGAAATCGTCTGTAAAAGTTATTCCGTAGTTTGCATTAGCTTGTATAGCTAATATTATTTGATGTATTCTTATTCCGTATTTTAAATCTGAATACAATACTCCGTGATCGTGGTTACTTCCTGTATGATAAAATAAATTTCCTGTTCCGTTAGTATGAGCTGAAGTAGCACTGTTATAAAAAAGCCTGGAAGGATTTAAAGGGTCATCTTCATTACTTGCTCCTGACGTTATGAGCGGAGCTACAATATGATTTGAAATATTTTGTAGCCTAGCTTTGATAGTAGTCATATTATAATCTAGATCATACGTTGTTAAATTTAACTCTTGTAATTTAGCTTCTCCTAAAGAATCTTTTAGGCTTACTGTATTTCCGTAGAATACTATACGATAAGCATAAGGACTGTTAAGTTGTAAATCTACACCCTCTAGTTTTACAAAACCTTCTTTAAATGTTATGTTGTTTAATTGTATTTCTGCTGCAGTTTTAAATCTAGCGTCATAAAGGTTAGTGCTTATATCATAGTTGTAGTAATGCTTAAATATAAGATTGTTAGTTTTTGAAGCAGGAATAGTAAAGTCTTTAGTAAATTCTACAAATATTTTTGCAGGGTCTTTTATGTTTTGTATAGTTTGATTAAGAGTTACCGTCTCATCTTTAAAAAGATCGACTCTTTGACCTCCAATATATAATTGTAGTTTTTGCATTATCTAACATTGTTTATATAATCGTAAGACATATCAAACTCAAAAGTATATTCTATAAGTTTATTGTTCACTACTGTCTTTTCTACTATGTTGTTTTTCTTTACGTTTACTGGCACTACTTCACTTGAACTAGGATTTGTAGGTACTAGTCTAGTAAGCCAGACTTGTTCAGAAAGTATTAACTGCTCAAACCATTGGTTAGCCCATTCAGGATAAAAGCCTGAACTAAGAACTATATTAGTATTTGCTACAGTATTATAAACTTGTTTAGTATGAGTGTTTACATTGTATGTTCCTGTAGCTGAAATAATATTTCTTTGAAACTGATCTTGTTTTTTGTTAGTAGTGTTTTGAGATTTTAGGAAAAACCAAATGTCTTGTAAAGCACCAAACTTATTTACAAATGTAACTTTATGTCCGTCTCCGTATTTAGAACAGTCGACTCTTACTATATTCATTTTAATTCCTGCTGGACTACCTGTTATTTCATATTGTGTTGTATTATAACTTTGATAGCCCATAGTTTCGTTAGCAATTATATAAGGAACAGAACCTGCGGTAGAGTTAGGTACATAAATATAATATTCATCATTTATTCCTGTATGGTTAGGGTCTCCACTTATAAGCCAAGTAGGTCTGCTTCCAAAAGGTACTACAGGATTTGAACCCTCCATAAAAGTTCCGTAACCGTCATAACCTATGTCAGTAAAAGTAGAACCGTTTATTAATGCGTCAGCACTAGTGTAAGCATTTACTACTGTAGATACAGTAATAGTTTTTGCCGTATAAGTTCCGTTAAAAGTAATGTTTAAATAATCTCTACAAAGCTCTGAAATTTCAAATAAGACTGTAGCTGAAGGACTTGTGTTTTTTCTTAATACATATTGAGGACTACCTGCTCCGTCTATAGTAATTGAACAAGTTGTATAAGCTGCATTTGCTCCTGCAGTTATTGTTTTATATTGTGGGCTTCTTAATGCTATTGCTGACATTTAATTTGGTATTGTTACGGTTATCTCAGTTGGTTCTTTAGATTCAGATAAAGCTATTTCTATGTCTCTTCCTAAAGCTTCTTCTAGTTCTATTTCTAATTGTTTTAAATATTTTTTTAAAGGTTTATCAAAAAAGTAACTAGGTTTTAATCCTGTTAAATAAATACTTCTAGTAATTAAAAACACCATAGATTTTCTAGGAATAAACCTACCTAAGTTATCTCTAACATTACTTAATCCAGGCTTTCTAACTACCCATTTATCTATGGCTCCTCTTAAACCTCCTTTTTTTCCTGAGCCAGAACCAAACTTATAAGGACTCATAGGAGCTTTATTATAGCGTGATATAGAGTTAGGCGGCATTTTAGAAGGTGCTGCTCCTTGAACTCCTAGATCATAAAAATTAGCATAATTAGTTCCTATAAAGTTTATTTCAATTTCATTATTGTTACCAGGAATTTTATAATCTAAACTATTATACAAATCTCCATTAGAATTGCCAGATTTTGCTAGATTATCTTTAGCTGCAGAAACTACGTTTAAAGCAAAAGCTTCTAGTATTTTATTTACTTCTGCTAACATATATAAATATCATTTTCTACAGTTATATTTACATTCATAGCCCATCCTACTAATTCGTTTTCGAACCTATCGAAAAAAGGTTCAAACGTTACATCTGTGTCTACTTGGTACATATCATTAAATAAAGTTCCTGATCTCATCTGCTCTACGAGTCTATTACCTACTCCTAGCTGAGTGTTTAAAATATCCATTTCATCTGTATTTCCTGTAAACTGATCTACTACTACTGCTTTGTTTACATCTATAATATCCATAAGAAGTATAGTTATATTATAAGTCATTACTTGTCCGCTTTGAACTACGTTATTTATAATAATATGAGACAACGGAAATATAGTTTGCTTACGCAAATCTACTTGACTTATATCTCCAAACGTAACTGTCTTTACAAAAGGACTAGCTAGTAACTGTTGTTCTAGTTTTTCCATTATTAAATAATAACTTCTTATTCCTCTTTTATTGCTCATTTCTTTTTAATTTTTGATAACTGTATATTTCCTTTATCTTTTATATACTCTAAAGCACTTAAACATTTATGGAAATTTAATTTTGTAACTTCATCTATTTTTGTGACGTCTTCGTTTGCAAGTCTCCAGAGTGAATGATACCATCCATATTTAACATTGAAGTTAGCTTCTCGTGATAGGTCTGTGTCTTCGGATTTTTCAAAGAGTTCCTCATAACTGATACTAAGTCTCTTTCTAAAGTCCAAAAAAAAAGCATACATCCCATTACTAAATTTAGAGGCATACGTTTCATTAACTCCCAATAAGTATCTCCTTTATATTCTTCTATTTCGTAACTGCCTTTGTAATTTTGTAAGACAGGTCTATATAAAACTGCCATAGCTCTATGCATAGTTTCCCAGTCTGTTATATAAGTATCGACATCTACATACTCTCCAAAAGTCATATCGTCTAGCTGAGGAATAAATCCAAACTCTATTTGGTCATATTTCCATCTTGCTAT